CTCATATTTTTCTCTTGGTTTCCAAGTCTTAAACAATTCATCTAATGTGTTAATAACTTTTTTACCCATATTCTCAGCTGTGAATCCTGCTTCATCTGATAAAGCCCATTCACGACCTTTTAATCCTAGTGCTTGTCTTTCTTCTTTATTTAGATTATAGACTGCTTTAATTTGTTCAGCTGCGTCTTCTGCGTTACATCTATCATCCCAAATATAAGGTGTTAATGGAGAACCTTGAATTGATCTATTAGTTGGATATACTGGGAAGGCCCATTCACCATGTTCTTTAATAGTACCATTATGGTTTGAAGGAAAATCAGCATCAAAATCAATCCATTTACCTTTCTTACTAAAACGCATTTGGTCTTGCATTCCACCTGTCACATTCGCGATAATTGGATTACCGGCTAAAATTGCTTCAGTTAAACTTAATCCCCAACCTTCATTATTAGTTAATAAGATTTGAACATCAGAACAATTATATAACATATTCATTCCTTTAGAATCTAACACTTGATTAGAGAAGATAATATTATATTTAGAGTCACTTCCAAATAACATTTCTCTTACTGCTTCCAAATCAGTACCATTGTCATCTACTACTTGAGTATGTAATACAAAAGCACATTTTCTTGCTTGTTCATCAGTTAATGAATCAATAAAGATTTTATAGGCAAATAATGTATCTGGAATTTGTTTACGTCTAATATTTCTAGAATTAAAGAACATAACAAAGTCAAATTCTTTACCTCCAAATAATCTCTTTTTAAACTCAACTAATTCCTTATCATTTTTATCAATTGGTTTAAATACTTCTTCATTTAATCCATGAGGAACATATTCAATAATCTTATTTTTAGCTTTATCACCTAATACTAATTCATTAATATTTTTAGTTTGTTTTGATATAGCTAATAAAGCATCACATGACTCATAATATCCTCTATTATACATTGGAGCCGGATAATCATCCCAAATGTTAAGATAGATAATAGGCATTTTCTTTCTAACCTCATTTTCAATCTGAAATAACCAAATGAAATATCTTGGATCTGTAATTAAGAATATAGCATCTGGTTTTTCTATGCTAATCAGCTGTCTAATTAAATTAGCATCTCCATATCCGTTAGTTGGATATAAGATAATTGAGCTGTCAGTTAATCCAGTGTTATTATTAGTGTCTGGGGATAAGTCTAATCGTTTACCTTGTTCAGGATGATTAATAGCACCTCCTACATTTACCCAATTAAAATGTTGGGCTGTGTTTAATACTAATTCTCGAGCAACTGTAGCTACACCTGAGTGTACTCTAATGTCATCACAGATTAGTAAGATTTTCTTCCTCTCATTTTGAGGAAGATAAGCAAAACTTGAATTCATATAACTTTTATCGGTTTAAATTATTGTGATTATGGATATTCTTGCGAAATTCTTCATCTGTAAGATATAAATGAACTGTGCGGTCTACAAGCTTTTGTAAAGAAAACTTATGTTTTACACAACTCATTTTAAAATCATCGAATAACTCGCTTTGTACTTTGACACTAGTTAGTGTCATTTCTTTTTTACTCATAGCTTTTATTTATTATTAACGTATATAAATATATATGAGATAATTACTTGTTACAAAGATCTTTTTTATCATTATAAGGGCACCATTGGCAATTCTTTTGTACAGTAATTGGGTGAGGAATGTCCTTATATGATCCATCAGTGTTAAAACATTGTTCAAGAAAGTTATTAATTGCTGTCACTGCTTTCTTTATTTTAATTTTACCACTTGGTGGTGAATATTCTTGAAGACGACTCTGGGGGAACTCACTTTCCTCCCATATTTTTCTCTTTAATATAAGAAAATCTACTTCAATTTGATCTTCAGGAACATTGAACTGTTGACTAAAGAAATACTTATAAAGTATTAATTGAAATTGTTTACCTTCATCCTTTTTAGTCTCATCATTCCATCCTCGAGTAGACGTCTTAAAGTCGATTATCTTAAATGTACTTGTAGGTTCGTGATATAATACCAAGTCGATGAAACCCTTGAATAATACGTTTTTAAACGCGTTATTAGGCGTCATTACAATTGGTAACTCAACCTTAACTAAATGCCATCCTTTCTTACTAAAATACTGTCCTCGTTTCTTTTTAAATTGGCTAAGTATGTTTAACCCGTCTTCGTAGAACTCTCTCATTTCAACAGCTCCGCTAAAGTGAGTACTTTTATTTTTCTTGTACTCGTCTAGATACACCTTACGAAATGTCTCCTCAAACTGTTCCTCAATATCAACTCTATCAGCCGCGGCTGCGCTTTCTTCAAACATCACAGTTAAGTGACTTTGAAGTACTTCATGCATTGCAGTTCCAAACACTGTATGAATTGTAGGTTTATACTCCTGTAATCCGTCTTTATATTGTAGTTCCCATTTGTGAGGACATTCTTTATAGACAGAAAACTGGCTGTAAGAGATAGTCTTATGGTAAGCATAATTTATCTCTTGAGGAGTATAGTTCCTGATAGTTTTAACTATCGATGGTATTTTAGTGCTCAAAATTTGATTTATTTGTTTTCTTGAATGAACTGTTGTTTCAGTTTTTCAAGGTATAGGATAGCATCCATATGTTCTTGTTTAGCATGCTCAACCCACTCTAATAGAGATAGATCTGTTCTGTCTAAATCAGTACCATACTTTGTTTTACCTACTGCACTTCGTTCTTCGAATTGCTTAATTATTGATGTAACTATACTATCCATTTTTTAATAACTTTTTTTGTTCTTTCTCTTCAATACCTAATTTAGTAAGTATACTTTTCACACCTGATTCTCTTAATATGTCAATATATTCTTCTGCTTCACCAAATGAACATTCAAAGTAGTTAGCAATATGTTTAAGCAATGATTCTTGCTTTTTCTTTTTAGTGGATTTGATATATTTGAAAAACATATTATTTTTAGGTATCATATATAAATATATATTATATGTTTTCTCCTTATCAGAGTATGGAAAAGTCTGCACTAAATTCACGAATTCTATGTACTCAGGATTCATACTGAGGAAGCGATGAATCATATAGCAATTAAATGACTCTTTGTCTTCCTCAGTAAATGATTCCCATTTTGATTTATTATAGGTAATTTCCTTTAACCAATCAAATATTGTCATACTCTTCTCTAACTTCTTTAGGTAACATTTCTACTAATACCTTTCCTGTCACTACATCATAGAAACATGGAATAGGCATAATAGCATCTTCTGTTGAACCAGTTAAGAATTTAGATACCTTACGTAAAATTACTCCCTCGGCAAATACATGATTTCCATCAGGTGAGACAATTGGTTGTGTTTGCTTGAAGTCTACATTGACATTAAGCTGTTGTGGTTTTGATTCACTCATAACTTTATTTATTATTTATTATTTTTAAAATTGAGGCTAGTAAAGCCATTACATTGATTTCTTTATCAATTCTGAAGTTAGCATGGTACATATAATTTTCTATTTCAATAACAATCAATGCTTTTGATAGATCATTATTACCATACTCATCTAAACTATCATATAGGAATCTATAAATCTCTTCAAAGTCATCCAAATTACTATCAGCAAGTATTTGTCTAATGTTTTTAAAACTAGATTTAGTTGGTGATTTAAGTTCTTTTAATACTCCATCTTTATAACTGTTTGATGATAGTATTGCTTTATCTATTTTAAGAGTACTATCAACAGTATTTACTTGACAAGTATTAAGTATTTTTCTAACATCAGGATAATGCTTATTAACTACTAATGCTAGATCCTCTAGTTCATAATTAATATCTTCTTTATCTAAAATGATAACAACATGTTGTGCTACTTCTTTTTTAGATGGAGGTGTAATTTTTAATACCTGGCATCTAGATTGAAGTGGATCAATAATACGCTCAAGATAATTACATGTTAAGATAAATCTAGTAGTACGAGAATATGTCTCAATAATGTTTCGAAGTGATGCTTGTGCTTGTATAGTTAAGAAATCAGCTTCATCTAAGATAATAATCTTAATTGGTTTAAATGAAGCGCTTGAAGCGAAACCTTGAACTTTATCTCTAATAGTATCAATACCTCTTTCATCTGAAGCATTAATATAAAGAAAATCACAATCAAAGTTGTTTACAATTAATTTAGCTAATGTTGTTTTACCTGTCCCAGGTGTACCATACAATAGTAAGTTTTGTAAATCGTTTTTCTTAATATATTGAGCAACAATAGATTTTAGTTGCTCATTACCAATATAGTCTTCTAATGTTTTAGATCTATACTTTTCTACAAATAAACTATTTTCTTTCATATAACCAAATATAATAAAAAATGGCCCGAAGGCCAAATTTTAATTAATAATCTCCATACATGTTAAATTTCTTTGGAGG